GCGGAGAAATTGATTTTGACGTTTTGATTATCAATACTAATTAGGGCTTAGGTTTGAGGATTTGGGATTTGAGATTTGAAATTTCAGATACCCGAATCCTGAATCCTGAATCCTTTAAGAGGTAAAAACATGTCTTACACTATATCCCACGCGTTTCCAGGCATTGGATTAACGCTTTCGATTGGCAACACCTCCAGCCCCATAACTTATACCACCATTGGTGAAGTTAAGGGCGTTGCGGGCCCGGACCTAAAAGTCGAAACGGCGGACGTTACGAACGTTGAATCTCCCGGCGGCGTAAAGGAATTCAAGCCCACACTGACCGATCCCGGCGAACTGGACTTTACTTGCAACTATATTCCCGATGATGCCGGACAGATAGCTCTGCAAACGGCGGCGCTTGAAACCACCAAGCCCGTCTTGCCATTTCAATTAAGCTTGCCAGCAGCCTCTCTACAAGGCTCAGAAGTGACGCCTGGGGCTTGGAATTTCAATGGCATCGTGAACGGCCTGAAATATGACACTCCGCTTGACAAGGAAGCGACCGTAGCCGTTAAGATAAAGGTTTCCGGGCTTCCATCATTCACAGCGGCCCATTGATTCGTTCTTACACTCGCGATAAGGGCAGCGCAACCCGCTGCCCTTGTGTGCGCTTGCTAAGCTTTAGGGAGGAAATATGGCCCAGCCAAACGCGCTCCGCCGGCGGATTATTCCGGCGGTTCCACTTACGCTAGAGCTAACAAACGACGACGGCTCCGCTTTTCGGCAAACCTTCAGGCTCGCCTTCGATTTCAACGCTTTCGCCCTGATTGAAGAGCGAACTGGGCTCGACATGACGGGGCTTTTGCTTTGGTCAAAGCTGAGTCCGTCTTCTCTTTCCGTGATGTTTTGGGCGGCGGTTTTGGCCCATCACCCGGAGTTTACTGGAGAGGAAGGCCTAGGCACGATCCGCTCTTACATGGACGCTGGTAATTGGGAGAAGATCACCTGGGCGCTTTTTGAAACCTACGCGAAAGCTTTACCGGAAGCGCAGCGGAAAGCCCTGCTCGAAACCAAGGATAAGCTGGAGCGCGGCGAAAACCCTACCCAGCCGCCGGCGATCCCGGAAATGCCGGCGGAAATAGCGAAAAACATTTAAGCTGGCTGGAACTTTGGGCATTGGCGAGGTACGATCTGGGTCTAAGTGACGGCGAATTCGGCCAGCTTAACCCTGCGGCGTTTGATGCGCTTCTTTCCCGCAAATGGGAGAGCGAAAAGCGTTCTTTCCTGCGAGCCGGAATTGTAGCGGCAGCGATTTATAACGCCAATCCCTTCCGCGATAAAAACGCCAAGGCGGTAAATCCGCTTGATTTTGTGCCCGATGACAAGCCCAAGGGAAATCAATTAGAGGCGCAAATAAAGGCTGTTTCGGCGGCCTTCGGCTGCGGGCCAGGTAAGCCCGAAAAGCCAAAAACGAAAACGGAAAAGCGAAAGTGATTTATGGCATTCTCTCTCGGGTCAATTTACGTTGAGCTTGTTGCTAATACAGCCAAATTCCTGACGGGCATGGACAAGGCGTCTCTGGCCGCCAAGAAGACCGGTAAAGATGTACGGTCTGGCCTGGGCGAAATTGGCGGAGCGCTGGGCGCTTTCGGCGGCGTAGGACAGCGCGTAGGAGCTATACTTCAGGGACTTGGTAGCCAAGCCAAGGACATGTTTGATGTAGTGGCCAATAAAGGCCGGGGCCTGGGGACGTTATTCGCTGGGTCCATACTGGGCGGGATAAGCGCGCTTGCGGGCGGCATGGTTGCGCTAGCGATGAAAGCGGCGGATGTGGGAGCCAAGATTTTTGATGCTTCCGAGAAAACCGGAATAAGCGCCGGCCAAATGTCCGGCTTGATGGCGATTACCAAAGAAACTGGCGGAAATTTTGACGGGTTGACTAAATCCCTAGCGCGCGCCGGAGCCAATCTCGAAAAAACTCGGGAAAGTGGCGGAAAATCGAACAGGATGCTTTGGGAGATGATGGGCGGAGCCAAAGGCGCGGCGGAGCTTGGCCTAAAACCCATGGGCGACCGCATTCAAGCCGTACTGGCGCATATTTTCGGCTTGAATGACGTTGCCCAGCGCAATCTTGCCTTAAATCAACTTCTTGGCCGAGGCTGGATGGAAAACGTTACCAGCCTGCGGATTTTGGCAGAGCAAGGCTATGCGCCGGCTATTGAAAAAGCCAAGCAATTCGGTATTTTCTTTGACGACAACGCGGCAACACAAGCCAAACAATTTTCAGCGGCGATAGCAGAAATGAAAGCCGAGGCAACTTCCTTGGGAATGAGTATTGGCCAATGGGCTATCCCGCAAATCAAGAATTGGATGCAAGGCCTGCAAGGCATTATTCCACACTTAGAAGCTTTCGGACATGCCATAGCCGCCATTGGCCTTGCTTCGATTGGGCAATTCAAGGCAGCTAAAGAGGAGTGGGATAAGTACCACGAGGGAATCAAAGAAGCCGATCAGGCGCAAACTAACTTTCTAACTCACCTTGATGATGTAACGCGCACAGTTAAAGGCGCGACGGATGCGGTTGACGCAAGCACGACATCTCTAAAAAATCAGCGATCCGCCATAAAAGACTTGACGGACGGCGACAAAGAACTAACCAAATACTATCAAACCCTGGGTGATATTCTCGCACGGTCGAAAGTGCTGGCCGAATGGGGTCATGGCGCGCCGGAGGCTCCGCCAAGCTTAGCAGTGCCTGGGCTTTCGGCCTTTCCGGCAGCCGCATTGGGCATGGGCGGAGGGCTGCCTGCCGAGCCGTCGATTTGGGCAGATCAATCGCGCAAGATGGCCGATGACTTCCATAACGCCTTCGTACAGATGGAAGCCGATGCAGACAAAGCCGAAAACCATTTGTCAAATATGTTTTATTCCATGACCGAGGCCTGGGAGCACGCCCTGGCGCACATGGTAGTTACAGGAAAGGGAAATTTCAAGCAAATCTACCAAGGTTTTGAAGAAAACCTGGTTCATGCCGGTATACAAAAGGGAGTGGGTGGATTGCTGGGCCTGATGGGAATACACGCAGGGGGCGGCGGCAAGCCGGACGGATCGCAGGGTAATCCTCTGTACGTGAAGATGGCGGAAAGAATCGGCGGAGTGATAGGCGGCGGGGAAGGGGCAGCGGTTGCCGGAGGTAGAAGCATATTTGGCAGCTTAGCGGCCTTTGTAGGAAAGATCGGCGGATTCCTTCAAGGCGGCGGACCTGTAACGCCCGGCAAGGCGTATGTAGTAGGAGAGAAACACCCGGAGTTTTTCGTACCGGGAGCTTCGGGGGCGGTTGTTCCTTCACTTTCGCTTCAACAATTGCGGCCCTTGCACTATTCGCCAACCTACCACATCAATACACCGAATGCAGACTCTTTCCGACGCTCGCAAGATCAAATCCTTACCGAAGGAATGCGTACAGCATCGCACATCCACGCGCGCAATTCCTAAAAGGAAAATCATGCTCTCAGATTCGTCAAAGAGGTTTTTGAAGTGGTGTGCAAATAGCCGCAAATGTGGCAATAAAACCGTCCCGCTTGAAGATAATGCCAAAAGAGGAAGCACCGACGTCGGCTTTTCCGAGGCTATTTGGCTCGAATTAACCGACCAATTACGAGAGCTTGGTTTTAATCAATCAACCGCCGAACCGCAAATAGAAGAGTGGCTTGTGCTAATAGGCTTCGCTATCGGTTGGTATGAAGCCAAATTCGACCCTTCATGGGCTCCGGTTCAGTCCCTTCGCAGAGCTAAAGACGCGGGATGCTTCTCGTTTGAAATCGACATATGTGAAATCGAGGAAAAGCCATGATTGAGATTGAATTCCCGCGCGACATTGCTTATCAGGCGCAAGGCGGCCCATCCTGGTTTACCACCGTCAATGAGGGATTTTCTGGGTTTGAACAAACCAACCAAAATTGGGCGCTCCCCAAAGGCAAATGGAAGATTGCGCTTGACCATAAAGCCTTTTCCTATTTCCAGCAAGTGTATCAGTTTTGGATGAAGGCGGCGGGCCGGGCCAAGGTATTCCGTTTCCTCGATCTAAAGGATTATCAAGTCACGAATGAGCCGTGCGCGCTAATTATCGACTCACCGTATACCGGTTGTATTTATCAGCTTCAAAACAGTTATGCGGGCGCACTCTCTCCGCCCAAGCCCATCTTAAAGCCTATCACAGCGGCAGTCGAACGCTTTGACGGCACATACTGCTCCGACACGGTTTCCATTTTCGTTAATGGTGTACAGCAGAATTCAGGCTGGACGCTCGACTATACGACGGGGCTAGTCACATTCACGAACGCGCCCAACGATACGGTAACTTGGAGCGGGCAATTTCATTACCCGGTGCGCTTCGATATGGATGATTGTCAGGCCATCGTGGAAGAGAGCGACACGGCGGATGGGAACGCGCTCATTACTTGGCCGGATGTCATCTTAATTGAACACAGAATTAACCCGTCTACGTAGGGAGTCCATGAAAATTTCCTGCATCATGCCGACGACACCGTCCCGAAAAGTATATTTTCCTGTCGCGCTCAAGTGTTTTTTAAATCAAACCTACGCGCCGGAGGATTTAGAGCTCGTTATTTTGGATGATAATGGGGCGCCGATAGAGTGGCTATTTCCCGACGATCCGCGTATCCGTTGTTACCACCGCCCTGGGCGGTTGACCGTAGGCGCAAAGAAAAACCTTTTATGCGAAATGGCCAACGGTGAAGTCATCGTGCAATGGGATGATGACGATTGGTACGCACCACAACGGATAGAAAAGCAAATCGAATGGCTGCGCGTTTCGCAAAAGCCCGTAACCGGATTCCATCGCTTTTTCTACTGGGATGAAGTAAGCGGCAAGGCCTATGAATACATTTTCAATGGTGTGGGAAACTATGCCAGCGGGTCCACTCAATGCTACTTGAAAACCTGGTGGGAAAAGCACAAATTTCAGTGTGCATCCGTAGCGGAAGATTCGGCTTTTTCGTTTGAAGCCGAACGCGCCGGTGCACTTTTCTCCGTTGATGCCGATGATTTAATGGTCGCGCGCGGGCACCATCAGAACACCTGGCGGATTCCTTTTGGAGCGGGGAATTTCCCGGCAACCGACGCGCGTTTCTTGCCGGCGCAATTTTTCCAGGACATCAAAGAAAACGATCTTACCTCCGTAGTTAAGCAGGCTATAAAATGAAAAGAATTTTATCATTCTTTTCCGTTCTGGCCTTATGGGCGATTTTCGCCATAAGCCTGGAAGTAGCCGGGGCAAAACTGAATTGCTTTGTCGAAAACAAGAATGAAGATCGAATGCCAGTGTGGGATTTCGACGGGCGCTTTGCCGTGCAATTTCCGATTGATCTTGGTTACGTACAAATGAGCAAGGCGACGCATTGGAATGCGCTGGGAGATATTATTCCAGTAATTGACTTTGATTCTATCGGGCATCCACACCTTGGCATGGCGAGCGCAGGCGACATGGCACAGGACGCTGGGCAATTTATTTTATTGGCATCACCATTCCTGGCGCTCTTGAAAGCACAGAAGCGCCAAAAGCAGGCTACAAAATGAAAAGCATTACGGCGGCATTGCAAGCGCATTTCGGGCTTGACACGACTACTCTGGCCGTTTTATGGAAAATTACGCGCGCCGATGGCACGGTAATGGGATTCACAACTCATGACCAGGATATCAGCTATCAGGCGGCGGATGATACTTCGCCTGTAACGTACCTAGCCGAAACCGGACTGAGCAATACGGCGAGCGATTCAAGCTCCGATCTTTCAGTTGACAATGCCGAAGTAACAGGCTTCATTGAATCCGCATCCATTACCGTCGCGGACATTCGCGCCGGCGTTTACGACAATGCCTTGATAGAAGAGCGCGTGGTTAATTGGGCCAACTTGAGCATGGGAGATATGCTGGTCCGCAGCGGCTGGCTGGGAAAAGTGCAAATGAAAAACGGGCTATTTACAGTGGAGCTTCGCGGCCTAACCCAAAAGCTTTCCACAGCCATCGGCTCGACTTACGGACCAGTATGCCGGGCGGAGCTTGGAAGTTCGATGGCGGCGGATGACGGCTCTTGGCGGCCCTGGTATTGCAACGTCAACTTGGCGGCCTATCAGCAATCCGGTTCCGTTTCATCTTCGCCGGATGCCATGACTTTGATTCCGGCGTCGGGATTGCAGAATGTAGGGTCTTCTCCGGTTGTGGCCGCCCCCGCTAGCTGGTTTGACAACGGCTCGATAACCTTCACTTCGGGGGTGCTGGCCGGGAAAACATTTGAAATCAAGACCTGGGACGGAACCGCGCTCGACATGTTTTTGCCCTTTCCCGAGCAACCGCAGGCTGGAGATACCTTCACCATTACGCCCGGTTGCGACCAAACTGCCAGCGCAACGGGATGTTTGAAGTTTAATAACATCGCGAATTTCCGGGGCGAACCATTCACCCCCGGTGCAGACTTAATATTGAACTATCCCAATGCTTCACCGTAAGAGATTTAAGATTTGAAATCAAAAACCCCATAGGAGGGTATAGCCATGGAGAAAATTATTCAGGAAGTTGCAAATGGAATCAGGGCTGAATTACGAGACACGGCGCAAGTCATCAAGAAGGACATTAATCAAATAATTGCGGGATTGCGCCATCATGCAAGCGTACAAGAGCGTTCGATCCGAACCGACATTGAAAACGATCTGACTAATTTACGACAAGGGATAGTGGATGAGCTTACCACCGTTTACGCGCGGTTGGGCAAGCTGGAAGAGCAGGCGAACGCTTACGCGGAAAAATACGCGGCGCTCGTGGATAGCAAGATCAAGGATGCGGTAGAAAAACTCCAAGCGGAAGTTGATGCGAAAATCACCGCTGCGTTCGCGAATTTCAATAAATCGGTTTAACTTTTCCCTTAGTGGCGGTATAAAGAGCGCAACAGTAGGGTTCGGAAACCGACATAGAGCTCCGCTCGAGCAAGAAAGCTCCGGGAAAATGCCGACTGCTTTCCGGTCAGGATCGGGACGATCCGGCGAAGGGGAAAATATGGGGCAAGGATTCGCCTTACCCCTAAGTATTTTATGAATTCCCAAAAGCTCTTAAATCGGCATGAAAGCATCCGGCGGATTCGCTATCGCGGCATGGAAGTTCCGCCTCATCTCGCCACTCTGGCGTATTTGAAAAATTTAGAGATGGAATTGGCCGACGTTCGCGCTCTTCTTGATGCCGCCTGGGGACTGATTGACACGAAAGACTTCCGCAAGTGCTCGAATCATTTAGATAGAGCGCAACAGCGCTTACACCGGACGTTAAAGCGGATAGCCAGAAAGATTTGAAATTTTAAAGGGAACATGAGCGAGCAGGCTTATCGGATAAGCAGCGAAAGGGAACCGTCCCGAGACCCGAATTCACTAAATGCATTCGACGACAGCCGTATGTGCTACTGGAAGGGTGAACTGGGGTGGGAGTTGTACATCCCGCGTTGCGGGGCGGGTTTGTTGAAAAATCACACCGTGGCGGAGCACGACAATGGAACAATTACGGTTACCCCTTCGATAAAAATGTGGGGACACAACCAGGGAAAGAAAATCATGCGACATGGTTATCTAATCAGGGGCGCGTGGAATCCGTGTGAAGACGATTTGCGGTAGATTTTGGCCGGAAAGATTTGAAAGTTCACAATGGCAACGCGGGAACAAATCGTAAGAGAAGCGCGCAAGTGGATAGGGACGCCTTTCGTGCACCTTGGCCGCCAGCGCGGGCTGGGGATTGATTGTGCCGGTCTGGCACTCTGCGTGGCGCGCGATTTAGGCTTAGCCGATTGGCTGGAGGATTACTCCATTTATTCCCGCCAGCCGGTTGGGGACGAAGTTTTACGCGCCTGCCGGGAGCGCCTGCAAGAGAAACGGCAAATCGAGCCGGGCGACGTGATCGTCTTCCGCAATCCCAAATCCGCTTGCCATGCAGCCATAGCATCGGATAAGGGAATTATCCATGCCCACGCCGGGATAGGGCGCGTCGTGGAAACCGCGCTTGATGCGAAATGGCGAAAGAGAATCGCGGGAATTTTCAGCTTGCCGGGGGTTGAATAATGGCGCGCATCGCATTTGCCGTAGCCGGCGCAGTGACCGGTGCAATCATCGGCGGACCTGCGGGAGCCATAGTAGGCCTGTCTTTGGGCTCCATAGTAGGCTCGATTGTCGATCCGGTCAAGACTTACGGGCCGCGCTTGAATGATTTGGCGGTATCGAGCGGAGCCAACGGCACGGTCATTCCATTCGGTTACGGAACTTTCCGGGTTGGTGGGCAAATCATTTGGTGTCCTGGCATAGTGGAAAATCAGCAAACGCGCAGCGCCAAAGGCGCAGGCAACGTAAGTTATAATTATTACGCCAGCCTAGCGGCGGCATTCGGCCAGGGCCCAGCACAAATCGTAAGAGTTTGGGCTGACTCGAAAGTGATTTACGATGCCGGCGGTCCGAGTTATTTCCCTTCCAATTATTTCCCTTCCGGCGAGCCCAGCTATCAAGGCGGAATCTGTTGTGCTTTTACGGACAGCCTAGGCAACCTCATTCAGGCGGATTGGGTCGGTCATGGAACGACTTTGACAGTGCCCAGCGGCGCAACCTGCCTGCAACTGGGAATCAATAACAACTATCAGTGCATCACGGCGGGTGGCTTCCCGGTAAACGTTTCCGTAGCGGGCGGCGAAAGCCTTTCTTCTTATGTGCCGGCCACAGCGGTTCCTTGGGAAGTGATAGGCAGCGAAAATTCGAGCTATCCTTTTGGCAACGTGGGTGGAACTGCCCCAGTATTGGTATTACAAAACCTTTCCGCCGGGCAATCCGTAACTATTGCTGCAATTCCAAACAGCGCCGCAAACAACAATAACTACAATCAAAACGCCGGGAATGACCAGGGACGAATTTGCCTCAATACTGACGTGGGCGCTACGGCGGAAGGCTGGGCAACAGGAAACAACCCGCAATGGTACGGTCCAGACGGGAATACAAATATACCGACTGGAAGCGCGCAAACCGGGCCGCCCACTTCCATCTATCCCGGCCCCAATAATTGCTATGCGGGAACAGAAACGCAGAATCCCGATCCGCTGATTCAAGCCAACGAAGGAATTGCCGGTACGCCGGCATTTCGCGGGCTGTGCTATGCGGTATGGGAAAACCTGCCATTAGCGAATTTCGGCAATCGGCTTCCCGTAATTAGAGCGGAATTAGCCTTTGGGCAAGTTGGTGCGTACTTCCCGGTAATCGTACAGCAGGCGGCGTTGCGGACCAATACCGCAACAGTAACCCTAACACTTCCCTTCGCACCTGCGCCCGGAAACAAGCTTTTATTCCTGATTGGCGGGAACGGCGGAGGAGTTCAAAGTCAGGGAGTGGTGCCACAATTCACATTGGATGCTAACAGCCCAACAAATGAAGCCGGCGGCGGCTATAACATTTGCTGTTGGGCATTCTGGCGAACGGTCCAAGTTGGTGACGGGCAAAGCTGGGTATTCGATATTGGCAACACGAATGGAATGCTCAATTTTATGGTTTTCGAGCTTTCCGGCGTGCAAAGCATTTCCACAGCCTTAAGCGGCGCTTTCGGAAGCGGCTACGGGGCTTGCACTTGGGATCTTTCCAATATACCGACTGGTTTCTCGACGGTATTGGGCGTTTTAGCATATAGCTATCCGACCAACTTCAGCGGCTCATTTACTCCGACTGAATATGCCGTGATAGAAACCGAAAGTGATTCAGGGAACGACTGCGCCGCCTTTTTCTGTGGGCAAGGCGAAGGGCTGTCAGGTACAATCTCTACCACATTACAGCATGTGAATAGCAATGAATGTCATGGAATTATTGCTATAGTATTGGAAAGCGCCTCAATCAACACAACGCAAACGCTCACCAATACCCTTGACCAAGTAGTGGAAGATATTTGTCTGCGCTCCGGGTTAAGCGCGCCACAAATTGACGTTTCCCGGCTTGTCAGCCAACAGGTAATAGGTTACGTGGTAGGCCGATTCACGACTGGGCAGCAGGCACTACAGCCGCTCGCGGCGGCCTATTTCTTCGATGGAGCGGAGATCGAAGGCGTTTTAGTTTTCATTCCACGCGGCCAATCATCGTTAATGACCATTCCCGAGAGCGATTTGGGACTCTATGAGGACAACGCCGAATTCACAGAGGAGATGGGGCAAGAGCAAGACCTACCGCGCGACATTCAAGTAGTTTACGCCGATCCAGCGATTGATTATCAACAAAACAAGCAAGCCAAGCGGCGCAGTGCCAAGATCGTAAAGACGCGCCAACAATCTATCCTCGAGCTTCCTTTTGCCCTGGAAGCGGACACAGCCGCACAAGTAGCGGAACGCGCGCTTTACGTTACTTACTTGGAGCGGCGCAAATTCTCCGTAAATCTTTGGAAGGCGCTCTATTCCATTCTGACTCCCACGGATGTTATCACCATCATAGGCCAGGGCGTAGCCCAGCAATTGCGCATCGTGAAGACAAGCGAAGGGGCATCGCGCGCTGTAAGATTGAGCGCAGTCAGCGAAATGCCGAACGTTTATATCTCGAAGCGCACGGGCGGAATAGTGCAAAGCTTTTCAGGGAGTAGTGGAAGTCCTCTATTGAACGGTTCGCTCTATTTGTTAGACATTCCCTTGCTCCGGGATAAAGACGCCAACGCTTCCGGGACTGGCTTTTACGCCGGTGTAGGGGCGGGGTCCGGCTGGCAGGGTGCTGTACTTTACTCTTCCACAGACAACGCAACCTGGGAAACAGAGGGCTCGATTGCAACCGCATTGAATTACGGGCAGGCCATCAATACGTTGGGCGATATAGGCAACGGCTCGCCGGCAGGAACATTCTCGCCTTGGGCTTTAGACACCGCCAACACTTTGCATTTTTCGCTCAACAGCGGAAGCTTGGCTAGCGCTACCGAAGCCCAGCTTATCGCGCAAGGAGTTAATGCGCTTTTAGTGGGCTCAGAAATCATTCAATTCGAGACTGCAACCCAAAACACAGACGGATCGTGGACGGTAAGCAATTTATTGCGTGGCCGGCGCGGCACGGACGGCGCGTGCGGCTCGCATGCGGCAAGTGAAACGGTAATTGTTTTAAATTCCGCGTTGACACGCAACAGTGAATCAAACGCGGCGCTTGGCCAAACCCGATACTACCGAGCGGTATCGGCGGGGCAAACATTGGACGGAATTTCATCGCAAGAATTCACGATTTCAGGCGAAGACCTGAAACCTTATTCTCCGGTCGGAATCGGCGGCGCTTTCGATAGCTCTAATGACATGGTTATAAGCTGGTTCCGGCGGACGCGACTAGGAGGCTCTTACGGCTCAGGGGCTTACGCGCTTACAGATGGCATGAACGGTCCACTATCGGAGCAAACGGAAGCCTATCAAATTGACATTCTCAATTCCGGCGGAACGGTGGTAAGAACGATTCAAGCGACGACAGCGAGCGCAGTTTACACGGCAGGCCAACAAACGACAGACTTTGGAAGCGTGCAATCAAGTTATCAGATTCGGGTTTACCAAATGTCAGCGGCGATAGGCCGAGGATTTGGCGGCGCGGCGACGGTTCCAGCGAGCACTACGGCTCCGGTAACGTTGCCGGGCGGCGGGCAATTCTACATCAACTGATTTGAAATCTTAACTTTGGGCCAAAAATATGGCAGTTGCGGGACAAACACCAACCGAAGTGCATTTGAATAGTACCACACCAGCGACGCCCAGCGGCGACGCGACGGTACAATTTCAAGCGGGGTCGGCTTATCCCGACCCCAACAATCCTGGGCTATCCGTGCGCGATGTTTCCGCTTATATTGCTCCCGTAACGGGCGATTCCGGGACAGGCGGCGCTCCAGGCGTGGTGCCTACCCCACCAGCGGGCAGCGCATCGGCAGGGAAATACTTGAAAGCGGACGGAACTTGGGAAGTGCCTCCAGGTGGAAGTGGCGGAGGCGCGCTACCGCCGTACACGGGGCGCAAGGGAGACGGATCAACTGGAGATGTGATAAGCGCTACCGGAGCCCTCAGCTATACCAACGGCGGCCCATCGTCATTGAGTTTCTGGTTCAAACCAGCAGCCCAGCCGGCAACCTCTGGAGGAAGCATCATTGCGGGGCTTTTCACGCTTTTAAGTGGCAATTCCTGCCCGGTAATAATGTTTTCTTGGAACGAAAGTTATGGCAATATAGGCCAAGCAACTGCCTATTTTTGGAGTTACAATTCCAGTAGCCAAGTTTGGGGCGTGCAGGGCATAACGATTCCATCATCATACTGGGCGGGGATGGTAAACGCATGGAATCATATTGCCATTATACGGAGTGGTTCATCAAACAACGCCGAAACATATTCAATTTATCTTAACGGCACATTGGTCTCCACATTAACGCCGAGCGGCTGGCATAATGCCGGCGGAATGGGCGGCAATGCTACGTTGTGTGCATTGGCTGGTTGGGGAATAGATGCGAGTAGCGGGCCCACATATTTTTCGAGTGACGCAATAGGCGAGCTTGCCTGTTACACTAATTACGCACTTACGTCAACCGATGTGGCAAATCTGGACAGTGGCCAACCTGCTACCCTAGTGGAAGCCTCCAATCTTGGAGCTTACTGGAAATTCGAGGCGCTATCGCCAGAGCCCGATTTATCCGGCAATGCTATAACGGGCACGGTAACGGATACCTCCATGGTTTCCGGGCCTCCGGTAGCTTGGGTTGATCTCGTTGACAGTGTTTTTGGGCGCATCGGGGCGATTACGGCGCAATCGGGCGATTATAGCGTGGCGCAAGTGACGAACGCGGCTTCTAAAGCCGCCGTACAGGACAATTCTTACACTTACGCGGCGGATACAGGCAGCGCGAACGCTTATGCGGTTTCATTAAGTCCTGCGCCAACCGTTCAAGCCGGCCTGGAGATTGTCTTCAAAGCCGCACACACAAATACCACAACCTCTACACTTGCCGTGAATGGAG